GATCCTGAAAATCCAATGAACCACACATTTGAGAATTCTTCAGCACGAGCACAACTAGGTGCAGTGATGGAGTATATTGCTAACGTTCTTGATGAGAGCGAAAGCACAATGTCAAATTGTCTTGCAGAAGCAAGTAAATTGGTTGACAGCATCAACGACGATGCTATACTGGGTAAATCAGCAAAAGCACTTGCTTCGCTGATGCCGAGGTTACAGCCAACACACAATGAGACACCAGTACATGCAGAAAGTGATCAATGGGAAGCGGATATCAATAAAGTATTCGAATCTTATGATATTAATAAACTTTTTAGTTGACAAACTAGCGCACGTATTATATATTAGTGATAATAAGTACATTGTCACTTTAGGCAAACTTAGGCAAACGTTGCATTATGCAACACACATAGGCAAACATAAAGGAAAATACTATGGCATCATTGGCAGAAATTAGAGCAAAATTACAACAACAAGACACAGGCGGCGCAGGTCGCAACAGCGGCGGCGGAGATAATGCTATCTTCCCGTTTTGGAATATCCCAGAAAATTCAACAAGTGTAATGCGTTTCCTCCCAGATGGAGATACGAGCAATACATTCTTTTGGCGTGAACGTGCGATGATTCGTTTAGAATTCGCAGGCGTCGAAGGTGATCCGAACAGTCGTCGGGTTACAGTAAACGTTCCATGTAACGAAATGTGGGGTCCAGTAGGCAGTTGCCCAGTACTAAGTGATGTACGTCAATGGTTTAAAGATCCAGCACTAGAAGATATGGGTCGTAAGTATTGGAAAAAACGTAGTTACTTGTTCCAGGGTTTTGTAGTTGAAAACTCATTAGACGAAGAAGCTCCTGAAAATCCAATTCGTAGGTTTATTATTAATCCAAGTATCTTTAACACTATTAAAAGTGCATTAATGAGCGAAGACTTTACTGATCTTCCTACTGATCTTGAATCAGGTACAGACTTCCGTCTTACTAAGACAACAAAAGGTCAATACGCAGATTACTCTACATCAAGCTATGCTCGTAGAGAGCGTTCATTGAATAGTGACGAACGTGCAGCTATTGAAACACATGGGTTGTATAACTTAAACGACTTCATGCCTAAACAGCCAAGCGAAGCAGAATTGGCTGTAATTGGTGAAATGTTTGAAGCAAGTGTTGATGGCAAAATGTACGATCCGACACGTTGGGGGAACTTTTATCGTCCAAGCGGTGTGCAAATTGATACATCAAACAGTGCGCCAAACAATGGTAGTGCGCCAGCAGCGGCACCTGCTCCAGTAGCAACACCTGCTCCAGTAGCAACACCTGCTCCTACTCCTGTTGCAGAAACTGTAACAGATTCAGGATGGAAAGAACCTGAAGCACCGGCAACTGCGCCAACACCTGAGCCAGCAATGGCAGGCGGTGAAGATGCAAAGCCAAGTGCACAAGATATTCTTGCAGCAATTCGCTCAAGAAGTTCTTAAAACTTAACACACAAATTAGCGGGGCGGCACCGAGTCGCCCCTTTCTTTCTAGGAGATAATTATGGCAAGACCTTTTGACATTGCGAAATTTCGCAAAAGCATTACTAAGAGTGTACCTGGACTTAGTACTGGATTTAGAGATCCCGACACGTGGATCTCAACAGGTAATTATACACTAAACAAACTTGTAAGTGGTAGATTTGACGGAGGCATTCCGTTAGGTAAAGTAAGTGTATTCGCAGGAGAATCAGGAGCAGGTAAAAGTTTTATTTGTTCAGGTAACTTAGTACGTGAAGCACAAAAACAAAATATCTTTGTAGTACTAATTGATACAGAAAATGCACTAGACGAGAAATGGCTACATGCATTAGATGTTGATACAGCAGAAGATAAACTACTCAAACTAAACGTAGCAATGATTGATGATGTTGCAAAACTTATCAATGAATTCATGAAAGACTACAAGTCACAATATGCTGATAAAGAAGAAGAAGAGCGTCCTAAAGTATTGTTTGTAATTGATAGTTTAGGTATGATGTTAACACCAACAGACATCAACCAGTTTGAAAAAGGTGACTTAAAAGGTGACTTAGGTCGTAAGCCTAAAGCACTAACAGCACTTGTTCGTAACTGTGTGAATATGTTTGGTGACTATAATGTAGGACTAGTATGTACTAACCACACATACGCATCACAAGATATGTTTGACCCAGATGATAAGATCTCAGGTGGTCAAGGCTTTATCTATGCATCAAGTATTGTAGTTGCAATGCGTAAACTTAAACTTAAAGAAGACGAAGCAGGTAATAAAATTACTCAAGTTATGGGTATTCGTGCTGGCTGTAAGGTTATGAAGACACGTTACAGTAAACCGTTTGAAAGTGTACAAGTTAAGATTCCGTATGAAACAGGCATGTCGCCATATAGTGGATTAGTAGACTTAGCAGAAGGCAAAGCAGTACTAACCAAAACTGGCAATCGTTTAAAGTACATTGACAAAGAAACTGGTGAAGAGATTATAAAGTTTCGTAAAGCATGGGAACTAAATGATAATGGTTGTCTTGATTTAATTATGGCACAATGGGACGACAAAGAGGTAGATAATGAAGTTGTAGAAGATATTGAAACAGATGAACTAAATATCGACAACCAACAGGAGGAATCTACTAGCGATGAGAATGTCTAACGACGAAATTGAAGCATACGTGGACTTGTGGTTATCTATGAAGCCGTATGTCAATCCAAAAGATAAAATAGAAGCATGTGAAAAGTTTCTTAGTGTTATCAACGAAACTGTTATTGAACTAGATGAAGTAGCAGATGAATGGGTTGGATATGATACTTCCATTGACAAAGTTATTAGAGATAACTATATTGAACACGCTGGCTCAGATGATGATTATAACGAAGACGACGATGTGTGGGATTAATGAACTGGTTTAATGAAATCCGCAGAGATATGTCAAATATCATTCCTGCAATTGGATATTACGAAAAACAACTAGACGAAGCTCGAGTAGAGTGTAGTCTTAAAGGTAATGTTGAACGTCATAGTAGAGACATGCCGGGTATAGTTGAATACCGTTTTAACCAATTGCAGGAAATCGAAGCTATATTAGAATACCTAAATATTGAACTCCGCAAGATCAAAACTGAGAAATATAAAAAGTTTCTTGAGCACTATAATCGTGCACTTAGTAGTAGAGATGCAGACAAGTATGCAGAAGGCGAACAAGAAGTAGTTGACCAACAGCATATCTGTAATGAGTTTGCTCTCATTCGAAATAAGTATATGGGCTTAATAAAAGCAATAGATGCAAAACAATTTCAAATAAACAACATTGTGAAATTAAGAGCAGCCGGATTAGAAGATGTTTCACTTTAATTAATTCAAACTATTTTATAAAGCATTGAAAGCGAAGGATTCTTTCCTTTGCTTTTTGCTTGACACCAAGACGTTTTGGTGCTATATTAAGTGTATAAGTTAAACAAAACGAGGTAATAATATGTCAACAGATTTACGCAATGTCCCAAACTGTAGAGCACAGAACGAATTGACTCAGACTCGCTTCTGGGGCGGCAAGGATCGATTGGCTTGTATACAGATAACTCAACGCAAGTTTCGAGGCTTTGTTGAACCTACTACATCAGATGGCTTTCACAACCACATAGAGTTGACACGTCATCAAGCACGTCAGTTGGCAACTGAGTTGATGTTGTTCGCAGAATGCCGCGAAGTAGAAGAAAGCGAATTTCAATTTGACAATACATTAGAGGAAGTGTAATGCTTTATAGTGTAATCGGTGGTACTAAAAAAGAACGACAACTGGTAACAGAAGCATTGTGGTTTGCTAAAGATTACTGGTTGCCACGACACCGTAAACTAGCAGTTGATGTAGAGATTGCGCCAGGATTGGCCGCCGAAGCAGACTGTTTAGAAGGCGATGATGATCGTGAGTATGAGATCCGTGTTCGCAAAGGTCTGAAACCTGAAGACCTTATTACTGCTATCTTCCACGAGTTTGTACACATTAAACAAGATGTACGTGGTGAGTTTCCTATGTTTGAGCCTAGTGATATTCCTTACTTTGAACGTCCGTGGGAAATTGAAGCATATGCTGAACAAGAAAAAATGTTAAAAAAGTTTAAAAAAAGTTAAATTAGGTGTTGACACCAAGACATATTGGTGTTATAAGTTATGTATAAGTTAAGCAAACAGGAGTTAGCAAATGGCATATGTATCACAAGCAATGAAAAAAGAATTAGCACCAGGCATCAAAGCAGTACTTAAAAAGTACAAAATGAAAGCCAGCATTAGTGTTAATAATCACTCAACAATTTGTGTAAACATTAAGAGTGGTCCAATTGACTTTATTGGTGAAGCCAATAAAAAGAACCAAGAGATCGCAGAACGCCGTGGTACACCATACTATGAAAATGATGGATACATTCAAGTAAACCCTTACTATCCTGAAACATACGGTGCCGCTAGTGACTTTCTAGTAGAGCTTGTAGATGCTATGAAAGGTCCAAAGTACTTTAACAACGATGACGCAATGACTGATTACTTTAGTCGTTCACACTATACTGACGTTAATGTTGGTAAGTGGAATAAACCATATACATTGGAGGTATAAACTGATGAAACTTTTCAATACACTCAAGTTTAATGAAGTTGGCCCTGGTCACTTTCAAGCTAAACAGCAGTTTGGAAAGTATCAGCTTAGTGTAGTACTGTTGCCTGGAAAAGCAAAGTATGAAGCGGCAGTTTTTGACGACGATATGTTTGTACAACTACCTGGCATAAATGACAATGATGATGTTATTCCAGGCTTGACACCAGATTCAGTCAATGCTATCATGTTAAAACTAAAAACAATAGAATTAAGGTTCCTTAGCTCAGCTGGATAGAGCAGCCGACTTCTAATCGGCAGGTCATAGGTTCGAATCCTATAGGGACCACCAGAATATGTACTCCTCTAGCTCAATTGGTTAGAGCAGAACGCTCATAACGTTTTGGTTACAGGTTCGAGTCCTGTGGGGAGTACCAAAAATAAGTGCCCTCTTGGTGGAATGGTAGACACAAGAGACTTAAAATCTCTCGCTAGTAATAGCGTCCCGGTTCGAGTCCGGGAGAGGGCACCAAAAGGAAGACGTATGCGAAGAGGAAAACCACATAGTGTAGAAGATTACGTTCGTGTACGTCTTGAATTTTTACATGAGGAAAGAAACAAAAACGATAACGAAACAGCACACTTGATACTAGACAAATCTATTTTTGAGCTTAGTATTATTTTAGAAATGTTAACACGTAAGGCTTGACATCTATATTATAAGTGCTATATTGGAATTGTAAACTATTTAAAAATGTACACCAGAGTGGATACACCTGCTTTTCAGTGTATGGGACAAGGCCTCACAAGGGCGCAAGTGAGTGTACATTTTTAAATAGTTTTATAAGGTGAGGTGGCTGAGTGGCCGAAAGCAGCGGATTACTAATCCGCCGAACGTTTATAGCG